CTCCTTCAGGGATGATCATTTAGCCACCCGCACCAGCCAAGATATGGCGTATCCGGCAGAATCCATCGGGATAACTTCCTGCACCGGCCAATTCACGCCGTCGATTGTCAGCACGTCGGACGTGCTAGGCGCGATCGTAACGCCATAATTCACCAGCGAATAGACCAATTCACCTGCGCCCAGTGCCAGCCCGGTCCGCTGCGTATAAGCCTTGCTGGACGGCTTGGCGGTGAATGTGTGAACCACGGGCGTGCCGGGTACGGGCGCCCATTCCGGCCCGGTCGGTGCGCCTGTGCGGCTGATCGTGACAGACACCGCGCCAAACCCGTCGCCCGCATCACGGCCCGCCTCGGCATAGGCCAGCGCAACTTCAGCGGCTATTGCGGCGCCGCTCATACCAGCCTCGGGCCGGTCGAGTAGCCGTAAAGCCCGCCGCCGATGCACAGCCGGAGCATTGATTCAATCTTGGTTGAGCGCGGGATGGACGAGCCGCCCTTGCTGGCGTCACCGGTCACGGTCCATTGAATATCGCCCACCTTGGTCAGCACTTTTTGCTCGGCAGGCGTGAACGTCTTGGACCAGATGCCCGGCGCGGCCACCTCAGCAATGGCAGCTTCATAAACGGCTTCCACGACATTGGCGCTGTCAACCGTGCAGCCTGATCCGTCGAGATACGTGAATTGAATGTAATCGGATGCCCGGACAAGCGCCTGAGCCGTTGCCGGATCGTCAGCAATTACAGTGCCGCGCGCCCCGGCATATGCGATCAGTGCTGCAACGGTGCCGATCATATCGGGATGCTCCAATAAAGGGGCGGGCCACGACAGCCCGCCCGTTGGTTACTTTTTGGCGCTGGGCATGACGGGCGGCGCGACCGACACGAGCCAACCGCTTGCGATCCACTCCGCCACACCTCGGTTCTTTGCCAGATCGGCGGTGACCGGAACGTCACCGCCGTGCTTGACCTCAGTCCCGTCCGGCATAACCAACGTGCCCGGATAGGTGCTGGTGTGACGGGCCATTACAGCCCGGTCCCGTAGCGCACCGCCGCGGGCGTGCGGATGCTCACCGGCGCGAACCGGAACGCGCCGTAGGTCCGCACCTCAAGGCCGTAGGCCTGCGGTGCGAGGAACTGCAACGGCATGGGCATGGGCAATTTGACCACGCTCGGATCGTTCCGGTAGGCAACCATGCGATTGGTCAGGTTGAAATCCGAAAAGATGCTCAGGGGCTGGCCGGTCTGGGCGGTGTAGACGTTTGCGCGCCGGATGAAATCCAAAACGGTTACGTCGCTTTCCGGCGAAATCTGGCGGGTGGCCAGATCCCCGAACTGCGCAATCGGCAGAACGACGGTATCAGCAAACTGCGTTCCAAGACTGCCCGACTGGACGCCGGTCAACAGACCATTGACGAATGCAAGGATCGCCTGCGGCGTGGACAGTGCGAACGTCGCCGCAGATGCCGCCGAGGTAATGCCCGTCGTGTTGAAAAACCCTTCAACACCCAGTTGGGTGTTGCCGATCAGCGCCGTGCTGTTGACCAGCATTTCGTATGCCATCCGAGCCGCATTGGCGGAATCTGTGGGCAAGTTCGTGCCAGCCTGTGCCGCCGCACCGATCTCTTCGATCGAATAGCGATACATGACGCCAGCCATGTTAACAGTCTGCTCAAACTTGCCAGACGTCACATCAACGGCAGGAATGTCGTCCCCTTTACCGTTGATGAACTTGGCCTGTCCGACCGAGTCCTGGGTGAAGAACGTGACGGACGCCGCGAACGGGTTTGCCGACGTGTCAACCTGCATCAAGCGCGGGTAAAGAATCGTCGGGTATGGCTTGCGCAGAACCTCGGCTTCGATGTAACTGCGCTGCGAAACGACGAAGCCCAGAGCGGCGGGCGCGTCCATGATCTGCGTGTGCATTTTCTGTTTTCCTTACGGCAGATAGACGCGGACAAGATCACCGATCTCGCCAGCCGTCTCGAATTTCGCACCAGCGATCGTGACGGCCAAGTCGTGACCGATCACGCCGGTCGCGGCGGTGAACGTGACGGGGTTTGCCACGGTGACGGCGGTGGAGGCGATCACCCACACCGTCCCTTTGCGCAGAATGCCCGCCATTTCATCGACGATGTAAAGATCATCGGCGCGGCTTTTGTCTGCGACCGCGATTCCTTCAAAGCCGACTCCGCCGAGACGGACCGTGCCTGGCGTGGTGCTGCTGGCGCCGACCGCGCGCCCGAACGGGATGACGGCGGTCGTGACGCGCTTGGAGGCAACGTCCTTGACTTGCTGGCCCTCGGCGACCATTCCGGCGTAGCCAAGGGGCATGACCGCAACGGCGGCCCCGAATGCGTCTTGAATCGGCATGATCAGGCTCCTTTGCCAGCAGAGTTCAGATAGGCCGTGCTGAGGTTCTTGACGTATTCGGCACGCGCATCGCCATGGACCGTCACGCCCGTCTTGAGCGCATCGGCCACAGGGTCGCCTTTGGCCGAATCCTCTGACAAGATGTCGAACCGCGCGTCCACGTAGGCCTCGGATTTGCCGGTCAGGGCCGCATCACCCAAGCGCGCCACGACAGCAGCGCGGCGGATGGCGGCGTCGGACAGACCGGCCGTCGCCAGATCCTTGGCGATCGCCTTGGCCTTGCCGATCAGATCGGCGCGGGCCGCCACCTTGGCGTCAAGGTCGGCATCGGACAGAACCGCCTTGGACATGGCCGACAGTTCGGCATCCTTGGCGGCCAGTTCGCCGTCCTTCTTGTCCATTTCCTTCTTTTCGGCAGCGGTCATGTCGGTGATGGTTTTTTGCAGCTTTTCAAGCGCCTGCGCGCCTGCATCGGTCGTGACGACGGAAAGGCCGTCAATCTGGACCGTCCGCATCGGAATGGCATCGGCCATAATTGCGTCCTTTTCGTCTGTGATGGGGGATGCGCCCCACCGCGCTATGGCGTCACCGATGCGGGCCATTGGCCCTGCACGTCCGGCGGCCACAATGGCGATGTGGTTGCCGACGATGTTGGTCTGTCGCGCCTGATACGCCGTCCCGTCCGGCGCAAACCCGTCGCCCCAGACCAATTCCGACACATATCCGACCGACAATTCACGCTTGCCGTCCTGCACTTTTCGGATCGTGGCGGCGTCGGTCAGCTTGATCCCGATCCGCAAATACTCGCCGTCGCGCAGGACTTCCTCGTTCGTGGTGCCGACCGAGACCATGCGAGCCGTGTCGGCCGTCACCAGATCGGCGGGGTGGTCATCAGTGACCGGCAGCAATCCAAAGGTTTGGAGGCTGGACTTCAGGAACACCTCGGATTCGTCGCGGTAAACTGTCACCCGGTCAAGGTCGGGCCGGTTCAACTCCGCGCCGAGATAGTCCTGCGTTCCGATCCGGGCGGTGCGGACGTTTGCGACCAGATACCCCTCGTCGGTGATCCGAACGGTGTCGAGCGAAGCGAAATCTGTCAGTTTCATTCGTTCGCTCCTTCGCCTTCAGTGAACTCGGCCACTCTGCCCTCCAGCCCCGGAAATGCACCGGACTCGGTCAACATATTTACGATTGTAGCCGCAATCGCCTCTTGTGGCAAGATATCCATGTCATACAGGACTTTGGCGCTGTCAACCAGAACCTTGCCCATATCGGCCCGCTCTTTCGCGCTAACCTGGAACAGCGGGCGCCACGTCCAGTGCAGTTCAGGCGGGCGATCTCCCAGCGCTGATCGGATCAAACACTCGTTCAGGATCTCCATTGCCGGGTCGAGTTCCAGCGTTTGAATAACCCGGACGCGGTCGAAATAAATCTTTTCATCGCCCTGCCCCGTGGCGTTCATTCCCGCCGCCGCGATGCCGAACAGGCGGGTCATCGGGATGCCAGCCGACGCCGCCACCATTTGCATAAACCGGTCGATGATGTCTGGCAGCGTGGCAAAGCTGGCGGTTTTCTGATCGTATGTGTCTTCAGCGTCCATCAGCAACGCGCCGTTGATTCCCTTGCCGCGTGCGGTCAGGCTTGTCCGGGCCAGAACCATTGTCTCGTATGCCGTCCCACCGGTCCGCAGCCCATCGTTGAATCCGTTGATGCCGATCACGTCCACCTTAGCTTCAAACACAAGCGACGCGACGTTGGCAATGGTGGCGTCCAAGTTCCGCACGGCGCTGATCGTGGCGTTCAGGGTGCTGTCACCCCATCCAGGGTGTGCCGAATACCGATCGTCCTGCACCTCCTCCCCAGTGGCAATGACGAGCCGTGAGGGGTGGATCTCGACCGACGCGCCCGTGGCAGGATTGAGGCGGTAGCTTACCGGCATGCCAAATCCGGCAAGCCGCGGGTCGCGCTGGATTTGCCCAGCCGTCACTTCCGAGCGGTTGAGAACGGCCAAATATAACAGACCCCCCTTGCCGATCTTGGCAGGGTCCAACGGTTTCGATGCGTCCAGATCGCGCGTGCCAATGTAAATTGCAGCGCCTCCGAACAGCCGGGCACGCTTGAGGTTTTGCATTGTCTTGCCTTGCAGCCCGAGCCGCTTTTCCTCAGCCTCCAACGCGGTGATCTGCGCTGCATCAGCCTGCCATTCCCGCCATTCGCGGGTCGCATCCTCGGCGGGCAGGTCCACTACGTTGCGGGCGACAGCGCTTGTGCGATACATTGCGACAAGCTGATCATTGGCGATCGTGGTGTCAAAATAATGGGTGTGGGACGCCTTGTCCCGGTCAGTGCCGAGATTGGCGACGATGTTCCGCAGGCCGTCCATGATGCTCATATTGTTCCAGCCCACGAATTATTTACGCCCGCGATCATGTCAAACGCCCTCGTTGCGGCGTCGATCTGATCTTTGAATTTACCCATGGGGAACGTCGCGGCCTCGTCCAAAAAATCACCATTCCAATCGCCTGCCACAATGTCCACGTTCCCGGCCTCGACCTGTGCCGCGAGGGGCATTGCGCGGGTTTCTTTGTCGCCCGTCTCGACGCTTGACGTGTAGCTATACCCCATCAGAGCCGATTTGAGAAGGTGCAATGCCCAGGACTTGCCAGCGCTGCCGGGGTCCTGAGGGATCGATCCGCGGACCGCGCGCCCATCCGCCGCTGCCGTGCTGGCAAGCAACCGCTCAACCCCGGCCGCGTTCACCTGGTCTTTCACAACATGGGCGATGCAGATACGCCGGTCAGGGCCGATGCCGACCTTGACGCCAGCCGTCCGGGCCGCTGATGGGTCGTTCGTTGCAGCCAAATCCCATCCGCGCACCCACGTGTAGCCCGCAGGCTCGGCCCGCACCACGCGAAAATCTGACCGCTTGAACATACCGCCGCCGCGCGGTGCGGGCCGCTGCTGCATTTGACCAGCCCACGCGTATGACCCCATAGCTTTTTTGTCACGCTCAATCACATGCGCCGGGAACCGCACCGCGTCTAAAAGTTCGCCCTCGATCGTTCTAGGGTCAATCCAACCGATTGACGTGGGCGACCTGCGGTCAAGTTCAAACTCCATCGGGATGCAAAGATGGTCATACCCCAAGTCTTTTGTCAGGATATGCCCGCTCGGGTCTCCCTCGTGAAGTCGCTGCATAACAACAATAATTGCAGATTTATCAGGGTCATTTAACCGCGTCGGCACGGTTTCAGACAAAATGCGAATTGCGGTTTCCCGATGGAGATCAGACATTGCCTTCTCGGGTGACAAAGGATCGTCCCACACTATGCTGTTATGAACAAGAATACCGTTTGCAAAAAAGCAGTTAGTTCCATTCACCTGAAGGTCGTATGTGTCGCTTTCACCGCATACGTTTTCAACCATGGCCACAATATCTTCTGAGGCTTCGACCTTTCCGCGCCGTGCCACGCAAAATGGCATTTCGCACAAAGTGTGACTAGATTGGATGGGGTGTTGTTGGTGTTGTTCACGTCGATGTGGTGAACGTGAAGCTTTTTCTGAGATGCACAGACCACGCACCTCCCAAGGTCTCGATCCACAATTTTCGTCCGTATTCTGGTCCATGCCCGTTGGGAACCAGCATGGCGCAGTCTCAGGGCGTCCACCCCGCCCTGCCACACAGGGTTGTTCTCCCCAGAAATGACTGACCTGTGGTGTGTCGATGAGCATACCACAGAGCAAAATCTTCGCTTGGATGTTATAGGGACAATCATTGATTTTTGGCATATCTCGCAAGAAATTGTTTTTCTCTCGACTCGAGCTTTCAACCCCCCCAACCTGTGTGACTCCGACTTGCACTCTGCCGAACAGTTCCGGCCGTCCACCTTCTTGATTTTTTTGCCGCATACCGTGCAGAATGGACCCGCGTTCCCTATCCAAATATTCATTGCCGTTGTTGAGCATGACAGACTGCAGTATATCGGACCCCCGGTTTTTGCATGGGATTTTTTTGCATCCGCAACAGTCTTTACAAACACTTTGTCGCAATAACTGCACGCAAGTGTCACCTTTGGAAAGAAAGCGCGCTTCGACATATCCTCTAGAGGTGTAGAATTTATGGTCTCTAGAACATGTGACCACCCGCCCAGAGGTAAAGTGAACTCGATTGATATGTCTCGACGAACCCCGCGCCACGGCTTGCACGGGTCTTTCCACCAGTCTTTTTGAATGTATGTCATAACTGTAGACATTACAGGATTCAGCGGAGATTGCAATGTCATATATGGTTTTTTCACCGGACGTTGTAGCGATTAAAGTGTCGCCTGAAAGACAGTGACCTCTCCGACCTGTCATAGACGCAACAGCGCAGGCCTGCCTGAAGCCCCTTCTTTCGTTCTCAAAATACAACTTTTCGTTTTGATCTCCCGTCATGGCGATAGGCCATAAGGATTGATACCACTCTGACGTGATCAGGTTCCTCATGATGCGGTTATCGCGCACCGCAAGGCCTTGTTCGTGTGCTGCGCCGATGAACCTGTGCCACGGCTGCCCTCCCGGCCCCCAGAGCCACGCAGGATACATCACGCCTACGATTGTGCTTTTGGAAGTCCCTGGCGGGATATTGATAAGAAGCCTTGTTATTTCACCACGGTGTACCGCTTCTAGATGCTCTGCAATGGCTTCGATATGCCAGTTCCATTGCAGTTTGTCGGGAACAACGTGACGCCACGCGCGCTTTATAAAGTATGCCAGCGATCGACGGCACAGTTCTTTCTCAGCGGCAATTATGTCAAGCGGAGTCAGGTGCATCGCCAAGCGCCACAATTTCTGCAAGGGCTTCGGGCGACAGGCGGGACATGTCCAGCGCGGGCTTGGGCGACATGCTGCCGTCCTCACTGATCAGGTTCACGTCAGCCGTTTCGCGCCAGCGTGCCCGCGTCTTCATCCAAAAAATCATGGAAGCGGTGTCGCCACCTTTGGCTTTGTTGAACAGCTTGCCACCGATTGTGGCATTGGCCAGCGCCATCGCAAGATCCAGTTCGTCGCGGTAATGCAGCCGCAACGTCTTCGCATCAATTTTCAGCACGCGGGCGATCATTTCCTGCGTCGTCCCAACCGTCGCGTGAAGCTGCACCAGCTTGCGCTGCGCATCGCTTGGCGCGTGGGGTTTACGTCCGCGGGGGTCTTTCGGCATTTCCATCATACGCCCAATATAGCGCGGGTAATTATAGATGACAAGGTGCTTGACAGGGTGGATAATATCCACAGGGGCGCCTGATCGGGGAGGCCTACATGACACAGGCCGCCCTTTCTTTCACCGCCCCGCAAAGGAGTGATATGCGGCTTCAAGCGATCATGTTGGCGCGCGGCGCGCTGGGCATCCCTGCAACTTTCTGACGGACATTCTCCGCCTTAACTTTCACAGACTTGATTGACACAGGTGGCATTTTTTCGTTCAAAGTTGACCATGTTTTACCGGTCACTGCGTCATACGCTGTCAACTTTTTAACACCTGTTTCAAAAACAACGTCCATGAACCTTTCCCCATTAGCAACACGCTCCCTCATTTCAATGACAAGAGCGGATGTTAGCTTAGCGTTATGGTGACGTTCACCTGGGTGCGCCCCTATAGCTGTCCCATGACTATACCTGTCGTGAATGTTATCCTTACGGGTTACCCATCGGAGATTTGAAACGACATTGTTTGATCTCACGCCGTCGTTGTGTGCCACATCAAGATTTTTAGCATTCTCGGGAACACCCACCCAAGCCATAGCGCAAAGCCTGTGAACATTTCGCCAATGGTATTTGCCGTCCATGTAAAGGCCTACGCTATGGTATCCGTCATGGACCTTCGGCTTCAGGATCCTACCGAAACGCTTCCCCCGCACTTCGCTGATTTTGCTCACTTCATAGTTTGGAAAACCCGGTATAGTTTTGAACATGTTGACTCCTGTTTCTAGAACAACATTATCCAAACTTTAGATAATTGTCAAACCCAAATTCCCGGATCGAGGCGGCGATCTTATCGACCTGGGCGGGGCTGTGCGTGCGAGCGTTGCGCGCATATGGCACGAGGCTGGCGGTCAAAACGGTCTTATAGTCGGGAAATAATTTTCCCTTCGGTGCGGTCGGCATCATGCCTCGTCCTCCATCAGCGCAATTTCCGCCACAATGGCGTCTCGCATGAGATCCAAACCCCGCCGCCGTGCTGGCACGTCAATCGTCCACGCAGCAGCCCATGCCATGCGAATAATCCGACCGCGCCCATCGGTCATCTGCCTCGTAAACTCGCTTGGCGTAAAGTCAGGTTCAGCCATGCACGCCAGCGTGACGGTTTCCCGCGCCATCGTCTTGAGCAAGTCATCCGTCCAAAACAACGCCTTTCGCAAATCCTGCAATTCCTCTCCCTTGAGGTGCGCCCGCATCACGTATTGCACGATCTGCGCGAGATGGGCGCCAAGTCGGCGCGAGAGGTGGATCACTTCGATCGGGCCATCGTTGTAATGCGCGGCGCGCGTCACGGGGTCAAACGTCATTTTGCGTTCCTGCCTTCCATGGTATGCTCGCGCCAGAATTTGACACAGGCGGCGTGCGCTTCCTCACGTGTGTCACGGATCGAATGACTGTAAACCCCGTTGCAGTAGAGGTGAGCCATCCAGCGCCCGTCCTCACCGTGCCACATCGTGATGCGCGGAGCGGGCGCCACGGGGCGCGGTGCGGGCATCATGCCCCTCCCCCCATCATCACAGTCTCAGCAGCCAACCGCACCGCTTCAAGATCGTCCAGCGCGCCCAAGGCCATGTCGAGCGCATTCCGCATTTCGTCCAATTCGTCCAGAGCCTCTTGCAGTTCCTTCTCGACCGACGCGTGGTCGTCAGGATCGATCGCTCCGGCCCGCAGGTCGTCCAACTCGTCCCAGACAAAGGCGAGGCTGGGCCAGCGCTCCCGGTGATGAAGCGTGGTGTCTGCGTCCATCCGCGCGCAGGCGGAATGCGTGTCAAATTTGTTCCGGGGCATCTGCATGGTGCGTCTCCTGTTGCGTTCGGCCGATATTGCCACCTATTGCCGGGGCGTGCAAGGGGGAAGTGCCGGACAGATCCGAAAATCATCTGTCCACCATGTAAGCCTTTGGTTTCTCTACATAACCAGCGATGGCGGACATATTGGACAGCAATCTACCTTTGAGCCTATGGCGAATGATAAAGCGTCCATAGTAATTATAGTAATTATAGTAATTATAAACACAGCACTTTCTCATACCTTATGAAACACCTCTAACTATCTGTCCAATATGTCCAGCAGCATAAAAAACTAAACAAATCCGACGGTTAAGGGTGGACAGGTTATGTGTCCACCGGACCAGACTATCTGTCCGCATGGCATAAAAAAGCCCCGCCACAATTTAATGAGGCGGGGCGTTATTTTATAGACCGGGCATTTTAATTACTGTTGACCGCAATGGGCCGCCGTCTCCCAATCGTTGCGCTGCATCATAGAGCGCAATGACATTTGCTGGCCCTTGTCCCGTCAGGTCTGCAGTGTGGTATAGCCGAGTCTTTGTCGATGCCTTCCGAAATCGATCCGCTTCAAGAGGGGACGTGTTGCAGCGGATCGTGTGCCTGTAGCCTATCTGCTCAAGCTGGCGCGCCAGATACGGCCCCCCAGGAACTTTCAGGTCTTCAGACTCCAGCAGATCGCGCACGGCGTTGATCGAAACCCAACCGCCCCTGAAACCTGCGGCCCCTTCCGTCACCGCCGCCCTGATCAACCCTATGGCTGCCCCATCGCCAGCGTCCATCGCCTCAGCCGTGCTGGACGTCACAGGGGCGCGGGACGGCGCCACATCAAGCGCCATGTGGCCCAGATAGCCCCGCACCGCCTCGGCCCCGCCTGCGCCCCACCAGTCATAGTATGACCCCCACCAGTCGCCCCCACCGCCGGTCCACCATTCGGCATAGAACGCCCGAGCGGCGTCGTCCTCGGTCTGCAGGGCTGAAATGAAGTGCGCATACCGTCGCTCGCCAGGCGTGGCCAACATGCAATGCAGGTGGTTGGTCGTGAATATCCAGTTCGTGAAGTTCTGCGTGTCGTAAGATCCTTTTCCCTTACCGTGAATGTGAGCGTCGTCATCGGTGATCCATGGTTTGATTTTTTCCGACAACACCGACAATTCGCGTTTGCTGTGGTCGCCGATCTCGTTGACCAGAACCAGCGTCTTGCGGTCCATGTAGCCATTGAAATCGGTGGCGATGACGTCAGGCGACGGGTGCGCGACGTTCTTGCGCCCATGGCAATACGCGACGGCCTGAAAGATCGTCCCTTTGCCGCAACCCTGCGTTCCCTGCATCACCGGCGCCCAGCGCAGCATCACGCCGGGACGCTGCACCAAATTTCCCAGAATTTGCAAGAGCGTGTGCTGATCTGATGCGTCCGGGAAATTGACTCGGATGATGTGCATGAACGGTGCGATCGATTCCAGACCGACGGCCGGGGCGGGCGCCGCATGTCCCGGTTCATAGACGTTGCGGATCTTTCGGGCTTTCTCATCGTAAAATTCAACACCTGTCAGCGGGTCGTATCCTGTCGCGTGATAACTGAGCGTGTCGGGATGTTCCCACCAATAATCCGCCGCCAGCTTGGCGCGGGCATTGCCGGTGGCCTTGTCCTCGATCATGATCGGCGGAAGCTGCGCCATGGCGTCTCTGAATTGCTTGCGGGCCTGGGGCTGCATTCCGCCCCTGCCATCCACCGCCACCGCCTGCCCATCCTCGTTTCGGACAATGAAGTAATGGTTCAACTCGGCATATTCTGGCGTTTGCAACGCGAGCGCACCCTTGGCTGCCAGAAAAACCGTGACAGCCCGCTTCACCGCCGCCTGCATCTTGGCTTTGCCCAGACCGGGATAGAGTTTGCATTCCTCAAACACCTTTTCCCGGTCGGCAGGCGACAGCCGGGCCACTTCATCGGCCAGCAACTCTACGGCTGTCAGGGGGTTGTCCTTGATCCGCGCGCAGATCAGATCGATTACACTGGGCGCCCGCGGCGCGCTGGGCATACCAGGGGCGGCAAGCATCCCGGCAGGGACATGCGACGGGCCAGGCATGTTCATCAGCCTGTGAAGGGCCCCATACGTGCGCACCGCGACGTTGAAGTCGCCAGCATGTTCGAAATGCACGAACAGGTCGAACGCATCGCCGAATCGCTGCCCTGTCTTGGTGTCTGTGCCGATCCCCGCGGCGCCGTCCGAGCCTGACAGGCTGATCCAGTGGTCTCCATAATCTCGCGTGGCATAGCTGCCCCCGGATTGCATCGGGCTTTTCCAGTTGTCACCAGACCGGGCATGTTGGTATCCGTAGCGTTCCAGCAGATCAGCCACGACATGCGCCGCGTTGAAGGCATCGACCACGTTCGTTGCGTCAGAGGGCGTCAGAGCCGCCTTGCGCGCCTTCCATGCCGCCGCCTTGGCCTGAGCATCGGCACGGCTGCGCCTGGTCTGGTCGCGCCTCACAATGACGGGGTGGTTAGGTGTGAGGCTTGTGCGGGGGCCAACCTGCATATCCCACTCGTAATGCTCGCCCCGGTTCGGCAAAAAGACAAGCTGGCCTGTGCGCTGCAACGCCCTGTCCGGCACAAGCTGCCCTGCGATCAGATCGTTGAACGCCTCAACCGTATCGGCGTAATCCGCACCAGCGATCGGGGTTTCCAGCCAGCACAGCGCGCGCCACTTGAGGTTGGCAGGCTTGGCCGATCGGCTGGAAAAAATCACATGGGCCGTGTTGCCCATTACGCGCCTCAGTGCATTGCCCACAACCGCTAAGGGCGGGCTGTTGTCGTCTAGGTCGAGCGGGATGGCCCAAAACTGACCGTGCTGGCGCTGCGCCTCATGTTCGCGGGCATCATGCGCCAGATAGTCAGACGGAATGAACCATTGCGCATCGTCTTTGTGAACGCTTGGCGGATTCAGCACCATGGCCATGATGTCGGCTTCGGTCACGCCTGTGTAGGTCGCTCCTGTCTTGCCGTTCGTGTCATATTGCCCGAAGCCTGTGCAGAGCGGGGTCATGCCAAACCCCACGCATCGTAGTCCACAGCGCCAGCGGTCGCTTCCTTTATGCGCCGCGCCAACGCAAGCGATGGGGTTTGTTCACCGTGCCTCAGGCGAGACATGTGCGCTTCTGAAACACCCACCGTGCGCGCCAGATGGCGGGCTGTCCGGCCCTTGAGATAGTCGTTCAGCTTTTCCATGGTGTCCCCTGCGCGGTTGCTTTAGGTTTACCACTATGGTAAGCGTTGCTCGCCAAGTCAACACCTCAGCACCACCCGAACCGCCTCGCGCAACTCCGGCATTGTGAAATAATTTTTCACAGTGTCGATGCTGGTAGGGGGTGAGCATTTCCGGGCCACATCATTGCGCGTCCAGGAATTGACGCATCCTGACGACGCCCGCGTCAAGGCGACGGCCGCCCGGATTATCACCCCGCGCCGGTCATCCCGCGACATTCTCACTCGTTCAGCCATTGTTCAGACTCCTTTGGGGCATTATTGCCATTTATTGACTGTCGTGTCAAGAACCCCATTGATCCGCCATCGCGTCGGCAATTCCCGAAAAAAACCGGCTGCGCTCCTTGCCGCGGTTCGGGCCTGGTGGCATCCGATGCACGCGAGCCTCACGGCCCTCGACCACATCGGTCGGCGTCAATACCGGCAGGCCGCGCAGCCACAGGCAAGTCCGCTTAACCTCACCATGCCCGAATTGCCACGGCTGGACGCTCTGCGCGGGCGGCTCGTAGCCCTCTATCAGCGCCTTGGCGTGCCGGTGCATCACTGGATTCTCGACAGCTATGCGTGGGATCGCGGCATTCCAAAACGCGGAGAACAGCGCGGCGCCCGTCTCAAGCTCTGCCCACATATCTGCGAGCGTGCGACCTGGCGGGGCCTTGGTGAGCCACCGCACGCCGCTGTTGCAGAGGCGCGTGCAAGGCGGGTGCGCGACCATGAGCAGGTCCCATCCATCATTCAGCAGCGTGCGCGCGTCGCCGACGATATGCCGGTTCGATCCGTCCTCGGCGGGTAGCAGATCGCAGGACCATGCATCGTGACCGCGAGCGGTGAAGGCGCGGCGCACCGTGCCGCTAAACTCGCAGGCGATCAAGACCCTCATACCGACACCGACACGCCCAGCGCCTCAGCCTGTGCAAAGATCCAGCAGCGGCCCTCAGGCCAGCCGTCACCGGTCAGCGTGTGAGGCGCGTGATGCTGCGCCCACAGATAGGCGTCCAGCCGATCGGCAAATCTCAGCCGGTCATATTCGTCCGGCGTCAGGTCAGGCAACCCCGGCCAGATACGGTCCAGTGCGGCACGCTCTTGCTCGTGGATCACCGTTGCGCCCTTTGTCGTGGATGGCACGTCACCGACCACGGATTCCCCATCATCATGCACCAACGCCCAGTGCAGCAGGGCGCGGGACGCATCGGGCCATAGCTTCAGGATGATGCGCGCCACCCGCCCGCCGTGTCCCGCGAGCGTGTCAACGGTCTGCGCCAGATCGGGATTGGTGTGCCAGCGCCGAACGAAGCTGGCCCGGAATTGCTTGTCGATGGTCATGCTATTTTTTCCCATGGTGCGCGCGCCAGACTGACGCCGTTTACGTTGATTGAAGCGCAAACTGGCCGATCCGTTCGGGCCGTGTAGCGCGCGGCGATGTTCGGCCCGAACGACTCCCGGACGATCCGCCTGCGTGCCATCAGCCAGGACAGCGAACCTTGAGCGGCCGGAACGCCACTTTTCGCGTGGCTCGGAAAGAGCGCACCCGCCACGTCCCGCACTGTGGCGCCGGGATGCTGGACGACGTAGGCCTGAACCGCATCCGCTACGGGGGATAAGAGCCTTTTCATTGGCGTGTCGCCTCCATGATTGCATCCCTCAATTCCAGCGCCGCCCGCTCGGACAGCCCTTGTGCGCTCATCACGTCCACGCCGAACCGGAAAAGGAACCGGGCCTGCATGGCTGCATCAGAGTCACCCGCTGCCAGGCGCATCCCGCCCCATCGTTGCATCGCATCGGATAGCGACGCCTGAGCCGCTTGGTTCCGGCGGTGTCGCGCCCGGATACCCGCGGCCACGATCGCCGACGCGCCGTAGGGGATGGCAGGCTCAGCCGCTTGGATCTTGTCCGCTCCGGCGCGCAATGTTGCCAGCAACTCTATCGACATCTCGGACAGCACCCCGTCCACCTGATCAGGCGATGACCGCCCGGCAGGGACATGCGCCGCGCCGCAATAGGGGCATTTGAACACAACCGCCTCATACGTCAGCAGACATTCAGGGCACACCCTGACCGGCACCGCATCAGGGTTGCCATTGGTCTTGCGCGTCTCGTCTTGCCAGAGCGTCCATGTGCGTGGCGTATCGGGCAGGCCATGCTTTGCAGCCATGCGCACCACGTTGCCCACATGGTCAATGATAACCCCATGCGTCTTGCCCTCAAACGGTCTCAGCGCGCGGCCAAACTGTTGCACGAACAGCCCGAAGCTGGCCGTTGGTCGGGCCATTATGACCGCCTCGCACGCTGGCACGTCGAAGCCCTCGCCGAACAGATCGACGTTCGTCAAGATCCGCGTTTCGCCTGTCTCAAACCGCGCAACTTGATCCATCCGATGCCCGTCATTGTTCGTGCCGTCCAGCGCCGTGGCTGGCACGCCGCGTGCCCTGAATTGCTCCGCGATGTCTTTCGCGTCCTGCACCCCTGACGCAAAGACGATCGCTTGCTTGCCGGGAATGTGGGCCAGATAGCTTTCCACCACGTCGCCGATCATCTCGGCTTTTTGCGCGGCCTTGGCAGAATTTGCCGTGAAATCGCCGGTCTTGCCTATCTGCAAAAGCGCTTCGTCAATGCCGACCTTCGGGGCGAACACGCGATAATCGGCAAGGCTGCCCGCGTCGATCAGTTCGCGCATCCCAGGGCCTTGGACCAGATCGTGGAACAGGCCGCCTTGATCAGCATGCAGCGATTTGTCATCGCCCCTGCACGCCGTCGCCGTGACACCTAGGCCCTTGGCGTTTGGGAACAACGCGGCGGCAATTCCCCACTTGTTGTCCTGTCGCCCGTGGTGCGCTTCGTCCAGCGTCCAGCGCCGGATCGAGTTGCACCATGCGTCGCCCGGCTTGAACCTTCGGATCAACGTATCGACACCTGCCACGCTCACGGCGGCGCGAGGGTCGTAAAAATTGCGCCCCGTGGCCGCGATGTGCAGCCGAATGCAAAAATTGATCACCGACTGAGGCGCGATGATGTTGTGGTAGGTTCCTACCGTCGCATAGGTTTTGCTGATCTGGCCGACCAATTCCTGCCGATGCACGATCGTGCAGGACCGCTCGCCATCGGCGTTCAATTTGCTGAATGCGACAGTTTTCCCGGCGCCGGTCGGCATCACCGCCAGCACGTTGCGCGCCCCGCCCGCCCACTTGGCCCGGATGTCGTTGATCAGTTGCGTTTGATACGGCCGAAGCGTGAGGGTCATTTTATGCCCAGCGCCGTCTTATGGCCACCGGTCGTGCGGGTCACGCCATAGGCCATAAAATGCGCCCGACCGGCGCTCGCATTTTGCTCAAAATCACAGGCCAATGCGCGCACGGTATCAACCTGCGCCTCAGCCAAAAGGAGGGTGTCATACGGTCCCGCCAGAAAATGGACGCGCGGCCCATCAATGGCGGTCACGTAAAATTTGCGGGGTGCTGGGGGCATATGGTTCATGCGCTAAATTTAGCCCGCGCCACGCCCCCGCGTCAAGGCTAATAATAGGTATTTACAACCGGCCCGGCGCGGGCTATTAACAGATAATATCAACCCGCACCGGAGACGAAAATGCAAATCACCTTTGACCCCCACAACGCCCAGGAATGCGCCACGATCGCCCGCCTGCTCGGAACCACCGCCCCTATCCAGTCTGGCACAGCGCAGCTTGACTCAGCGACCGGGGTATGGACACCCGACACGCCTCCCGCCCCCGCCCCCAGCACCGTCACGATCGCCCCCCTGCCCGAACCCGCCCCTGCGCCTGCACCGGCTGGCGCCTTGGACTGTCACGGCATGGCGCATGATGACTCCATCCACAGCAGCCCGCCCAGCTTCAACGCTGACGGATCGTATCGGGCGCGGCGCGGGCAGAAAGAGGCGTATGACGCCGCGGTTGCCGCAGCGAAGGGTGCTCAGCCTGAGACAACCCCCGTCTGCGTGATGCCCACGCCGATCCCGGCCGCACCGGCCCCTGCCACGCCGCCCGAGCCGATCGAGTATAAGGTGATGGCGGAACGGTTTGTCGCCAAGATGCAAGACCCGGACGGTCTGCCCGCCGACTACGAAACGATCTATGCGGCGCTTGGTATCAGCTACGACGATCTCGACACGAACCAGACCAACATCGCCCGCCTGAGCGCCTACATGGACGCGGTGGATGAGGGCGACGACCATGATCAATGCGTCCGGCACGCCATGAGCGCCGACTGAGACGCGCCGGGCGGGCTATTGCGGCCCGCCCTTCACACATGACAGGGGATAAAGACATGACCGATAGCGACGCCGAAATGATCGCCAGCCTGAAGGGCTTTACTCCGGGGCCGTGGGGACGCGACGGGATTTGTGTATCTCAAATGAGCAGACCACCCACTGAGATTTGCTTGATGGGCAACCCGCCTCAGTATCCGGGGGACACCGGGGGTATGATGGTCAACTCAATGCACAATGCCGCCCTGATAGCCGCCGCTCCCGACCTCCATCGGATCGCAACCGAACAAACGGCAGAGATTGCGCGGCTGCGGGCAGCGCTGCAACTGACCAAACGCCTGATTGATGAAGCCTTGCCGAAATTCGACTGGGGGAAGTCGGCATTGGACGCCAATGCAATAAGCCTTTTGAATGAGGTTCCGGCGGCGGTGAATGCAGCACTGGATGGCAAGCCATGACCGACATCCAGACCCGGCCCAGCGCTGCGCATCGCTGGACGAAATGCTCCGCGGCGCCGTTGTTTGCAAGCCGCGCCGGGCCGCAGCCGTCCAGCGATGCTGCGCGGGAGGGCACCTGCGCGGCGTGGATTGCGGAATTGATGCTGACCGATCGGCCCGCGGAAATCGGCATGACGCACGAAAACGGCTGGGAAGCCGACGCAACCATGATCGACCACATGCGGGAATATGCCGAGATTTGCCGCGCGGATGGCGGCGAAATGTGGGTCGAAACACTGGTCGAGTTGAGGCGTCATATCGCCGGAACGCCCGACTGCGTGACGCTGGCAGACGGCGTGCTGACCGTGCGCGATCTGAAATACGGGTTTCGACTCGTGGCGCCAGACAGCCCGCAACTGATCATCTATGCCGCGGCGATCTTGAGAGCGCCGCCCAAGCGAATCCACACGGTCCGCACGGAAATCTATCAGCCGCGAGGCTTCCACCAAGACGGTCCGCGCCGGTGGATCGATTGGACGCCTGACCAGATCCGCGACAAAGCCGAGTGGACCGTCCAACGGGCTGACGAGTGCTACAAGCCCGACCCGATCGCCACGCCTGGCGCGCATTGCCTCTATTGCGACGGGGCGTCAGGCTGCGTGGCGCTGCAACAGACCACCGCCACCGCGCTGGCCATTGCCGAGATGACCGGCCACCGCGATCGGTCGCCTGAAGAGATGTCCCAAGCGCTGCACTTCTACCGCGACGCCTTGGAGATCATCACAGCAGCGGCCAAGGCCACCGAGGTCGAGGCCGAGGCGCGGGCCAAGCGGGGCGAGCGTCTGCCTGGCTGGGGATTGATGCCCCGGCAGGGCAACACCCGCGTGAAATTCCCCCCCGCGATCATCAAGGCGTTGACCGGGAAGGACGCGACCAAGACCGTGCCGATGGGAATTGCCGACCTCAAACTTGCAGGGTTGACCGCCGTGCAATTATCCGTTATTACCGAAAGGCCAAGCACGGGGCACAAGCTGGCCCCGCTGGATCAGGACACCTTGGCCCGGCAACTCAACAGGGGGAAAACAGGATGAGCGGAGCCGGACACAATTCGATTGCAGGGGAGGAAATCCTGCAAGTTATTGAGCGCATCGAGCGACTTGAGAAAGAAAAGTCCGAAGTCGCCGATCTGGTCAAGGAGGTTTATGCCGAAGCCAAAGGGCGAGGCTATGACGCCAAGATACTGCGCAGGCTGATCAGCGAACGCAGACGCGCCGCTGAGGATGTGGCCGAAGAGGCCGCCATTCTCGATCTATACCGGGAAGCGATCAAAATGCCTACCGGACCCCGCCACCCAACCAATGACGGAGACCACTAATGTCACGCCACACAGAATACGGAAATTCCCCGGTCGGACGCCTCATTTCAGGCGATCCGTGGACCAAGCAGACCACCGACCAGAACAACCGCCCGATCCCCGAGGAAAAGCAGTCATACTGGTTTGCCGTGGCGATCGAAAAGAACGCTCCCGGCATGAACGAAATGCTCGGATTGCTTTTCAAGGCCGCTCAGGCCGGATACGCCAACGCCCCGAACGTCATGGCTCAGATCAACGCGGGACTGGCCGCCACGGCGTTCTCGTGGAAAGTGGTTGATGGCGATGAAATGCGCGCCAACCCGACGACCGGCCAGCAAGAATTGCGGTGGAAGCACGGGGCAGGGTGCTGGATCGCAAAATTCTCGACCACGCTGCCGATCGCGTCGGCGAAATACCACGGCGCCGTCCCGACCTACTGCGACCCGTCCGAGATCAAGCGCGGCTATTACGTCACCGTCCCGTTCTCGACCTCGGCCAACGGGAATCAAGACCATACGGCGGGCGTCTATCTGAACCCTCAGACGATCTGTCTGGTCGGCTACGGTCCTGAGATCGTCGGCGGCCCGACGCTGGAACAGCAGCTTGGCGCCGGTCCGGGCGCCTACATGCCCGCAGGCATGACCAAGACGCCACAGGCCCCGGGCGGCGCGCCTCAGCCCGCACCGGCCCCGTCTGGGATGCCCGGCCCCGCACCGGCCCCGTCCGGAATGCCCGGCCCCGCACCGGCCCCGTCCGGCATGCCCTTGGGAAACGGACATGGGACGACGCAGCCACCGCCCAGTTCACCAGGTGGGGCGACTGCATCCCCTTCTAACTACGGCGGGTATATGGCACCCCCTGCGGGTGGCGGCATGCCCGGCGCCTGATCAGACACGGGGCGGGCTGTTACGGCCCGCCCTTCACGCATCAACAGGGGAGCCATGCTATGACCGCATTCCAACCAGGCGACCGAGTGCGCCACAACCCGACAGGCGAGGAATGGACGCTGGCCGTGGTCTACGGCTCCTATGTGACGCCTTTCGGGTCAGGTTACGGGCGCCTCGCCGCGGACTGCACACTGATCGCGCGGGACGACACATGCACGTGCGCCACATTGGCCGAGCAGAACGCATGCACCAAATCATGCGACGCGGTGTTGCTGTGACACAGTGGAACGATTTTGCCTACGATTTGGAATGCTACCCGAACGTGTTCAGCGCTGTGATCGTTCACGCTGCCAGCGGCACCGAGTGGATATTTGAGGTATCCGATCGGGTGGACCAGTCCCGCCAGTTGCTCAATTTCATTCATGCGCTCGGTCAGTATTCCGGCAATCGAATGGTCGGTTATAATAATATCGGCTATGATTACCCGCTACTGCACGCCCTTTTGCGCCATGACTCCTTTACCGCCGCCGACGCATATCAAGTATCTATGGGCATCATCGAAACGCCTTGGAACGATCGGTTCCGCAATACCGTCTGGGCGTCTGACATGATCGTGCCGCAAGTCGATCTGTTCAAAATACACCACTTTGACAATCAAGCGCGGCTGACCAGCCTGAAACAGATCGAAATTGCCCTTCAGCTTGCGCACGTCGCGGACCTGCCATTCCCGCCCGGCACGGTCCTGACGCCCGAACAGATCCCCCAGTTGCTTGGATACAACCGGCACGACGTGGCCGCCACGCTGCAATTCTACCGGCAGTCCGCGGCCGCGCTGGCGTTTCGAGACGAGATGTCGGCCGCACTGGACGCGGACCTGACCAACGCCAGCGACAGCAGCATCGGCTCGAAAGTTTTCATCTCGCGCCTGAACGCGGCACAGCCCGGAATATGCGGCAAGTCAGGATCGTGGCGGCAAACGCCCCGCGCGCGCATCCCGCTGGCCGATTGCATTTTTCCGTATGTGCAATTCCAGACGCCCGAGTTTAACACCGTGCTGGCCTATCTGCGCGCCAAGACCATCACTAAAACCAAGGGGGCGTTTGACGACCTGACGGCCACCTGCCACGGCCTGACGTTCGTGTTCGGCACCGGTGGCATTCACGGCGCTCAGGACGGCACCACCTGGCGCAGCACGGCCGATCGCGTGGTGCAGGGTCGGGACGTGCGCAGCTATTATCCCAACCTCACCATCGCTAACCGGGTCTATCCCGCGCATCTGAGCGACGTGTTCTGCGATATTTACAAGCAAGTTTATGACCAACGGATCAGCCTGCCCAAGAGCGATCCGCGCAATAAAGCGCTGAAGCTGGCGCTGAACGCGACATATGGCAACAGCAACAGCACGTTCAGCCCGTTCTATGATCCGCAATACACCATGACAATCACAATCAATGGTCAATTATTGCTTTGCATGCTGGCCGAACGGCTGGCGGCTATACCATCGCTCGAATTGATACAGGTCAACACTGACGGGGTGGAGTATATCGTTGACCGTGACAGGGTGGCAGAGTGCGACGCGGTGTCGGCTGACTGGGAAAAGCTGACCGGGCTGGAACTGGAATCGGACGATTACGCCAGCTTTCACCAGCGGGACGTAAATTCGTATTTGTGTATTGATGCGCGCGGTTCTGTGAAATGCAAGGGCGCATTTGAATATCAGCACGGTCTTGGATATGGCGACGGCTGGCACAAAAACCAGTCGTGCAAGATCGTGGCCATGGCGGCTGAAGCGTATCTCGTCCGCGGCGTGCCGGTGGCCGAGACCGTGGAGGCCTGCACCGATGCTTATGCGTTCATGCACACGCTCAAAATCCAGCGCGGCGACCGGGTGATGCTGGGCGGCGTGCTGTCCGACTATGACTGCCAGCGGACGCCACCAGACGCCAAGGGACGACCCTTCAAGCGCAAGGTGCATTCCGGCGGCGTCGCACAGCAGCGGACCGGCCGCTACTACGTCACGGCGCAGAGCGGCGCGCAGTTGTGGAAGATCATGGCTCCCCTGCGCAAGCTGCCAATGCACGACCGGCCCCAGGCGATCCTGAAGGACCACATGGTTATGATGTGCAATGATCTGCATCATTTTGATTGGGCGTTGCTGGACCGGGGCTTTTATGCCCGGGCCGCGTGGGACTTGGTTCTCAGCACCGGCGGGTGACCACCCGCCGGGACCGGAAGAACCACCCAACACAGCCAACGTGCATTATTTTTCGCATCGGTGCAATAGGGTGTTGACCGGGCTGGGAATAGCTGGCAATAATAGGCCATAGAGACACACCGGCAAGGAGCGACACGATGCCCACCGCTTTTGAAACTGAGCCATGCACCCGCTGCGGCGGGGCCGGTAAATACTCTTTCAACGGCCAGCACAGCCGCTGCTACAAATGTGACGACAAAAACAACGGACGGTCCTTCACCAAACGCGGGCGGGCTGCCAAAGATTTTTATCTAGCGCTTAGATTGATCATGCCCTGCGATGTGAAAATCGGCGATGTGATCAAGACGTTGAATTTCAAACAACTGATCGTTGCTGAGATTTCCAAGGAGCCACACTGGATGATGCGCAAAAGCGGATATATGGGCTTTCTGTTTACGAACAAAGACGGCGCCAAAGACTGGGCAGAGGATGGCCGAGAATTACACATTATCCCCACCCAAGAACAGAACGCTGCGATGATCGACATGGCTTTGGTCCACCAATCTTCGTTGACTAAAACAGGGGCGCCTCGCAAACGCTGAAGCGCAAAAAATAGGGCGGACCGCAATGGTCCACCCGACACACCGGCAAGGAGCCACCCCATGACCCGCATGGAACAAGCATCAAAAGCAACATCATTTATAGCAACTAACGTGACATCAAACGGAATTGTGAAGTCTGGCCTTCGTGCGGGTGATTACATCAGATCAAACAACTCCATGACTGCACTGATTGAGGTTATATCTGGTGAAATCATCACAGTCACTACGGCAAAGGGTACCCGAATGGACATTAGTGCAAACAACGCAATAGATCTGATCTGCTGATTTGACCATCATCCACACCGGCAAGGAGCCACACGATGCCCAACATTTACATTAGCCGCGGATACGCTGACCGCAACGAATACCTCGAAAGTCTTGCCGACGAATACGACGTCGATATGCAGATTGTATCGGCCGCCGCTGGCGCGCTTGGGCCGAACGAGGATTTTGACGGCTTGGTCACAACCCTTGAGGACTACGCCCGATGACCCACCACACCGAACGCCCCTGCGCCGCGCCTGGACTGACATCCTACCGCTACGGCAGCATTATGATCGGTGCGACCAGCACGCGGGACGCGCTTGTTCAAGCGGACCGATCGCTGACATACGGCGCGGCCACGGTTGACCGACTGGAAATCTGGAACGCCCAAAGCGGGCTTTATGAAAAGGTGCAGCCATGACGATCAGCAAGTTCCGGGGCAAACTTTACGCCCTCGCCAAGATCCTCGGTGATGTGCAGGCCCTGACGCATAAAAACCCCGGCAAGGCCATCCCCAAGCGGATCGGACGGCGCATTGCCGGTAAACTCACGGGCCGCGTCATGGGCAAACTGTTTCGACCGACCCGCTAACTAGGAACAACCCACATGAAAACCATCACACCCACCCCGACGCCAACCACTTTCTTCCTTCCGGCCGATGACCTGCGCGCGGCGTTTCAGTGCATCAGCGCTGAAGAGAGCCGCTACTATTTGCGCGGCGTTCTGGTCGAGGCCGAGACGCTAGTCGGGCTGGACGGCCACCAGATGCTCACGATCAGGCTACCCGGCGGCCACCACGTCGGCGCGAAGTGTTTTACGCAAGGTATGGACGATCCGCAGATGCCCGGCGCCAGAGGTGCGCCTGAGCGGGCTGCGTTCATCCTGTCCTGTGACGCAGCGGACAAGGCGTTCAAGGCCAAGACCCCCGATGGAGACCTTTGGGTTTACGGCGACACCAAGACCGGCATCCTGCAATTCGTGGATAACGACGGGACGGGCAGCGGCGAAATGATCCGTGTTGGCGTGCTGGAATTTGAGGTGATCAACGGCACATTCCCGGACTGGCGGCGCGTGGTTGCCAAGGGCGATGGCGGCGCCGCCAGTCTGTGTTACAACCCCATTGTGCTGGCCAAGATGGTCAAGGCTGGCGACGTGATCGGAAAGGGCCTTCCGATCCGCTTGACCGGCGGCAAGGCTCCGGGCGATCCGATCCGTGTGGATTTCAAAGCGTCTGACCGCCTGCGCGGGACGCTCATGCCGGTGCGGTGGTGACCCTCGCAGATTGGCAGGCCCGTTGGGGCCGTCACATCCCCGCTCAGGCACTTGCCGAACTGTCGGCGGCCCTGAACCCGGCCATGCCCGCCATCCCCCCCACGGCCCGCCACAGTGAGGCTGCGGGGGCGGCACAGATCCGTTTGGCCGCGGGCCGGGCTGGCGTGCCGCTGTTCCGCAATAATCAGGGCGGCTGCACCGATCAGACTGGCCGGCTGGTCCGGTTCGGCCTGGGCAATGAATCGCCCGCGCTGAACGCCCGCTGGAAATCCTCGGACCTGATCGGGCTGTTGCCGGTCGTGGTGCAGCCATCGCATGTGGGCCGGACGCTCGGCGTGTTTCTGGCGATAGAAACCAAGAAACCCGGCTGGCACCTAACGCCAGGCGACAAGCGCGGTCAGGCTCAGGCGGCATTCATCCAGTCCGTTCGGGCGTTTGGCGGCATCGGCGGATTTTGCTGCACGGCTGACGATTTTGCAAAATTAGCTGTTGACCGGGCAGGGAATAGCTGGCAATAATAGGCCATAGAGACACACCGGCAAGGAGCCACCGACATGACCATCTGGAACGAAATCAAAGACGGAATCGCAACCAACGCCGACCCCATCCTTGGCGGCATCATTGACCAGACCATCATGACCGGCGAGTGGTTTGTGATTTTCAACGACGACGCCATCCCGGCGATTGAGGGCATTGCGACACGCGCCGAAGCATTCAAGGCATTCGACGCCGCCATCTCGGACCGCTTCGTTCTTGCCTGACCCCTCACCAAAGGAGACACACAATGGCACGTTTGACCAATATCGCTATCTCATCGGCAGAGGTGGCGCGCGCGCTCAAAGATGACGACGTTTGGGCGGAAGCGGTCATCCGCGAATGGCTGATCGACTGCGCTCCGGGTGATTTTTTCCATATCGATGCGCTCTACCGCGCGCGCTGGCCCGATGCGTCAGGTGCCGTGCCGATCCTCACCGCCCTGAAAAATGCGCGCTGGGCGGCGTTCAGATGCAATTACATCCACAAACCGCATCAGCTTCGCCCGCTGCGCGCGTGGTGGGGCGCCACCGGCTTGTATCCTGAGCCGTGCTGGTTGCTGGACTGCATCGACTTTGATGCGCCTGGCGCCCTGACGAGGTGGTTCGCCTGCCACCATTTCGATACGGCGACGTTCAGCCTCTACGACGATCGGCCCGAGCCGCGGAGGTGGAAATGAACCGCAACACACCCGGCCCGACCGAAATTCAGGTCCGAGCCATGGCCGCGATTCTCGCGCACCCTCAAGTTTGGCAATTAAAGCACGCGGAGTTGTTTGCCATCGCTGACGCCGCGACCAATGGTGAGGCGCTGCGCGGGCGCGTCTTGGGCACCATGGAAAAGATCAGGACTGAACGCAGGCTGATGGGCGCTGACAACACCCCCGGAGGAACAGAGATTCACCAACTCGCAATGGGTGCGATACTGTCTCACCCTCAAGTGTGGTTCATGGGCTACGAGCAACTGCACGAAATTGCGAACGAAGCCACCAACCACGGGGCGAAGCGGTGGCGAGTTAAGGGCACGGTCAACGCCATGAGGCGCGAGCGCGGCCTTGAACCGTTGGCAAAGGGGACGTGATGATGGACCGCCACCGCATCAGTTCTTTATCGTGGCCATGGTTCTGGCAATTTTGCTCGCGGATGACATGGCCCGCGCTTTTCAATGAAAAAACCCCCGGCGCACTGGGAATGCGCCGGGGGTTAGTCGAACAGGACGGGAGATAACCGCCCGCATAAGATGCACAGCGAGCGGGCCATTGTCAATCGCTATCCAGGATAACCAGTATCGGCAGGCATTGTTCGCGGGCAGTCGGCATGTCCTCGCCTGCCAACGCACCGGCGCATGGCCCGACAAACGGCATGGTGGCGTCAATCACCGCCGCCGCGGTTCCGGTCTGCAATGGCGCGCAGCCGCTCAATCCGGCCAGCATCAGTGCCGCCAATCCCAAGATCCGCATTGTCGATTTCCTTCCGCTTGTCGATGTATCGGCGCGCTTCATCGTTCTCCGCCTGTGTGATGGCGTCACGGGCCGCATCGCGCCGCGCGACGGCGAGGATGCCCAGAAAGGCGAGGGCCGCCAGTATCCAGCGCGCTGGACGGCTGGACAGGAGCAGGGCTATCATGTCGCCCACCCGCGACGCTTGGCCAGCGCATAGACGCTCTCGACCGCTGCGCCCAATGCGAGCGACAGCAACATCACAGCGTCAGGGTTGAGCGCCAGCGCCTCGCCAGCCTCAGACCCGGCAAGATACCCGATTCCGTAGCGCAGAATGATCCGTGCGAAGGGTGCGATATTTTTCATGGTCGGTTGCCTTTGATGAGGGACACGAGCAGTCCCAAGATGCGCACCCACAGGCCTGAGGTTGGCGCGGCGCTGGGCGCCGCCTCAAGGGCGCTCGGCTGCCAGCCCGCCACCTCAAGGGCCGCGGCGAACGCCAGATGATGCTCCCGCACTCTGCCATCCGAGCCATCCGAGCCGTTGACGATCCGGCGCGGATGGCTTCGGGGCGGGTTGCAGAGATCGATCGGGAAATCGTAGTCCGACAGCTTCTTGCCGGTGAACATTCCACCGGCCATGCCCTCGACCGCGATCCTAGCCGACACGTCCAGCTTCAGCGCGTCGTCAAAATTGGTGATGCCGAACTTTGCGTAATTGCCCGCATAGGTGATCTGAATCTGGCCGCGCCCGAACGCACCGCCGCGCCAGTATGGCGACTTAACCCACGGCAGTTTGCCAGCGGCAAAGGCCCGGTCCAACCGGCGGATGACATCAGCATCGGTCGGGCGCTTGTCTTTGTGCCAAGGAAAAACCGTCTCCTTGATCGGATACATTCCGCGACCGGTCTCGTGGTAGACCTGCGCCAGCACGTTGGCCATGTGATGCAGCGGCAAGGCATGGCCCGCGTCCAGCAAGGCGTCCACGCCATCCCGCTGCCGTTGCGTCAGGCTAGTCCCGAATAGCGATGAACTGCGAGCGCGCAGAACGGAAAAGAATGTCTCGCGGATCATGGCACACCCTGCACTGTGACGCTTGGCGGGGCGCTATTCATGCTCGCAATGTCAATTCCAAACACCGCGAGCATTAGGACCGCCGCAACGCCGATGAAAAATGATTGGGCCATTAGTCGCCTCCCGTGAAAGTTATTTTGCCAGCAAGAAGATTGATCAGCGCGGCAATTATGACAAAAAGAATGGCCCAAACTCGTTTATTTATTGCGTCGTGTGACGCTTCATTTTTTACGATGCGCGCCTCAAGAGACCTCAGCTTTTCTTCGGCGCTTCCACGCCACCGCTCAAGGTCGTCGCTCATCCCACCACCGCGCGCATAGTCGTGCGGCGCGCGTGATCGCCCGCATTATGAGATAGCCGAGCGTCAACTCCGCGATGATGAAAAGCCCCATGACGCCCCACGCCCAAGGCGGCATGGAATCGAACACGCTGAACAGCGTTTGCTTGACGTCGAGATTGGGCGGCAAAATGCCAGTCAATGCCTGCCCTCCCGACCCATGATGCGCCTAGGGATGCGGATAGCACGGCCACGCAGGCCCGCGCATACCCCAGACAGGTGATGGCGGCGTGGTTCATGCCCGCACCTTTCCCGCAGCGATGAACAGGGCGTCCATTTGCTCGTCGGTATAATCGAGCAGGTGGCCGAAGAACGCGATATTCTCACTCGTTCTGAACCAGTCGGCCGCGTTGTCGATCACGATCCGCTCCTGCCACGTTGCCGTTTCGCGGTAGGTCAGGATCTTGCCCCACTCGGTTTCGCCGAGCGTGAGGATGCCCTGCAATGGGGATATGGTTGGCATAGCCGCGCGGGCTTTGGCGGGGTCGGGGCGCCCGATCTTGATGAGGGTCATGCGACCACTCCGTCTGTCAGGTCCGCTTCGTCAACGGTCGATTCGTTGCGCCATTGCCGGTCGGTCGGGATTTCGGAAACGTCCACGATCTTGAAGGGCTTGCCGGTCGGCACGTCTTTTGCCGCGATCTCTTGGATCGTCAGGCCGCAATCGCAGGGGGTGATGATCGCCACGCCGCCGGTTTCGTTCTGGTAGATGATGCGTTGGTTCATTTACTTTTCCTTTTAGCAGAAGATTGCGATATTCTTTCTATCTCAAGACTACTAAATTGATATCGCTACTATCAACAACATCGTAACTTCCGCCAACGTCTTTCCATAACTTAAATCTGATTGACCCGGCCAATCTCGATGTTATTTCATACTGATGGCCCCTTTCAAAAAAAGAAAAAGTGACCAGCGCAGCGTAGTTTGCGTCGGGCATCGCCGTTGTAAAGTTAACCGTATAATCGCCGACGCCGTTATCCGTAATGCTCGACACGTTCCCGCTTGCCCGAATTGCGACTGTTCCAACGCCGTTGAAATTCACCCATGCACGGCAGGCATATAGCGGCGCGGACCCGGCGGCGTTCAGCACGTCAGCGATGGCCGTCCGGGTGTAGGCAGTCGTGGCGATCTGCGTCGTGTCTGTCGCCGCCGCTGCCGTGGGGGCCGTGGGCGTGCCGGTGAACGTCGGGCTGGCGATCGCTGAAACGTCTGTCCCGATGACCAGCCCAAGCGTGACACGCTGCGCCGCCGCGTCTGCATCGTCCAGTAAGGCCCAGCCCGCCGCCGTCACGTTCGCAAACTCAACCCCGTCCGCCGCCGCGTTGACCCGAACCGCGTCTAAGGCCCGCCCGGCCAAGGAGGGCAGGTTTGCGGCCACCAGCGCAGCCGCCGTGTCACTGGCAAACGTGCCAAACGCTACCAAATCCGGCGCGAATTGGAGCGCCTGCCAATCGAGAAACGCATCGACGTTGGTGTCAAACGCGGTCTGAGATTGCCCTTTGTCGGGGATCGTCCCCGCAAATTGCCTGATAACCGGTGCGGTCATAGCGTTTCCACTTCGAGTTGAACTTTGGTCATTCCGCGAACCTCACTGACCGTCTGGCACGAACTTACAAAACCATATGCCAAAAATTCAGGATTGTCATCAGGTCCGGCAAAGACCGCCGCAACCCCGTCCAGATCGTCAATCCGGCGCCAGAACGGCGCGGCGGTGTATCCGTCGAGATGCACCTTATAGCCGACCCGCGATGCAGGCGTGCGGCGCAACAGGGATGTCAGCGTGCCCTCGGTTTTCTTCACCGACCGGCTGCGCAGCCCCCGTGTGGATGCGACTTCGACGGTCCCATATTCGTCCGCAATCCCCATTGCGATCGTGCTGACCGCCGCGGTTGATCCCGTGTTGGTGAGCGTTACCACCACCGTTGCGCCGATCGGGATGTTCAGCTCAAACGTAACGAAAG